GTTGGCCTTCACCTCGTCGATGCGGCCCACCGGGGCGACGTCGCTGGTCGTGCCGCCGTGCGTGCCGACGAACTCGTACCGGATCGGCAGGGGGAGCGGGCGGTTCGTGAGCGCGCCCAGCGCGAACTCGCGTCCGTCGCCCGTCGGCTTGCCCTCGATGGTCGCGACGCCGTGCACGGGGATCTCGATGAGGATCTCGTCGGTGAGGTCTTCCTCGGAGATGTCGACGCCGTCGGGCACGGTCTCCTCGGGGTTCTCAACGTCGAGGTCGACGTCAGCGGCGGGCGCTTCCACCTCGTCTTCGGTGGCGGCGGCCGCCGTGAGTGCGTCGGTCATGTCCATCTCCTCGGTCTCGGGCCCATCGTACTCGGCGGTCGCTGCCGCCTGGATGCCTGTGCGGCGTGTGCGGACGGAGCCGGCGGGCGCGAGCACGCACCGACACTCCATGGTCTCCTCGAGCGGCCCCTTCGGGTCGCCCGGGTAGCGAAGCTCAGCGCCGCCGACGTCGAACGCGCCGGTGACGTTGCGGATCTGCCCATTCGCCGCGCGATGCGACAGCCGGGTCCGCTCATCCTTGCGTGACACCCAGCGCATGCGGATGCCGCCGCTGGCGTGGAAGCCCTGCCACGTCGCGTCGTTCGTCGCGACCGTCGCAAGCCACGTCACCACCCGCTGGATCTGCGACGCCGCGACGACGCCGTCCGGCTCGGTGGTCTTCGCCAGCGACTTGCCGATCATGGTGCGGAAGCCGCCGACGGCCTTATCGATGTACGCCTGCGGCGCGATCGCCTCGAACGTGTCCAGCCAGACATCCGTCGCCGCGTCGACGAGGTCGCCGAGCGCGTCGTCGGAGCCGAAGTCGTTCAGCCACCGGGACGCCAGCGGGTGCAACCGCTCGATCGCCCGGTCCTGCTGGCCGGTGCGCTTCGCGGCGAACGACTCGACCTTCACGCTGCCGCGACTCCCGTGTAGCGCGCGAGCGCCAGGAACCGACGCATCACGACCGGGTCGTGCGCGACCCCGTTGAGCATGAGGTTGCGCACGTACGCGTTCAGCTGGTCACGGGGCACCGGCGTCGAGATCTCGTCGCACAGCCCCCACGCGTCCTCGAGCAACTCGTCGAGGTCGCCCTGCTTGAGCGGCGTGAACTGGTAGAGGTTCATGGCGGCGACGCCAGCTGGCTTGTTCGGCCCCATCCGATTCTTGAGCCGGTTGCCGGCGCGCTCGAGCACCCGGAGCACGACCACCTCGGATGCCGCGGCGATCGCCTCGTCCTGCGTGTCGGGGATCTCCCGCGTGGGGTGCTCCTCAAGCGAACGCTGCAGCGGCTTCTCGCCGATCGCCTTCTGCGGCTCCTCGCCGTCAGCGGGCGCCATGATCTGCAGGAACTCCTCGAGATCGGCGCCCATCGCCGCGACGGCGGCCGCCACGAGCTCCGGGTTCGGCGAACCCTGGGCGATCTTGCGGACGATCCACTTCGCCCGCTCGTCGTCGTCCATGGCGTCCTCGGGCTTGAACCCGTTCTCGCGGAGCAGGGCCGCACCGCTGAGCTCGCCGCGGTCGAAGAGCTCGATGGCTTCCTTCGACCGGTTCGGCCGGAGGCGCATCTCCGAGGTGTCGGCGTGGAACGAGTACTTACGGATCTCGTCCTCGTCGAAGTCCTCGTCGTCGAGGTACGGCCAGAGGTAGCCCTCGTTCAGGCTCGACACGATGAGCTTGAGCAGCGGCTCCGTGTGGACCTTGATCGCGGCCTCTTCCATCTGCCACGCGGTCCAGTGATTCGCGTCCGCCATGCCGGTGAGCACCTCGGGCGGCATGTCCAGCGCGAGGGAAAGGCGGCGGATCGCCTCGTTGCGGAGCTCCTTGAGCGCCGCGTCGTACTCGGACCAGAAGTTGATGAGGCGGACATTCTTGATGTGCTCGCCTGGCATCTGCACGGCCACGGGGATCTTCGCGGATGCCGCGGACTGGTCGGCGATGGCGATGGACGCCACGTCGAAGAGCATGTCCATGAAGCCATCGACGCCGGTGCGTGTGACGACCGGCTCGTCGCCGCCGTCGCCCTCCGTGGCTTCGCGCTGCATCGTCGGGAAGGTGACCTCGTTGGGGAGCAGCAGCAGGCCGGCGCCGGTGAGGCGGGACTCGCTGTCGGCCGCGACGCGCTGGGTCATGGTCTCGAGCTCGGAGAGCACGGGGAGTGCCGCGCGAGCGTTCGAGTCGCCCTTCTTCCGTTCCAGCGGGTGCTTCCGCCACAGCCGCATGACGAGGGACGAGGTGGGCAGCGGCTGGTCGTCGTCTTCGAGCTTGTACCAGTTCCCGTCGGGCAGGACCACGAGGTTCGAGTAGACCTCCCACTCGTCGTCCTCGTCTTCGCCGCCGCTGGTGGCGATGAGGTAACAGTCGCCGGCCACGGAGAGGTGCAGGCCGAACAGGCGCAGCATCTCGGGCTGCTCCTCGGGCCCACCGAACAGCGCGTCGAGCGCGCGCAGTGCCGCCTCGTGCTGCGTGTCGCCCGGCTCGATGAGCGCGCCCTCGTAGTACATCTCGAGCTTGGCCTTCGAGATCATGTTCGAGATCCACGTGCACGCCGAGTGGAACTCGCCGACGGTGTCGAACATCCGCCAGACCTCGCGCTGCCACGACGCCGTCTGGACCTTGTGCCGCTCACCGGGTGTCTTCTTCACCGACTTGCGGGAGGCGGAGGCGAAGAATCCGTTGTGCACGACCTGGGATGTCAGGTTGCCTCGTGACGACGACGTGTCTCTAGGCATTCTGTCCCCTCGGATCGACCCGGCCTTGTGTCCGAGGATAGCGCGAGCGCGCGCGGAAGCGTATCATCGCGTGGCCGTGGCCTCGTCGGGCTTCGGATGCGCCCACTTCCACCAGTTCCAGCCGTAGACCGCCGCGTACGCCACCGCGGAGAGGATGAACCCCCACTGCTGGGTGACGATCGCGTAGGCGATCCAGAGCAGTTGCGCGGCGACGCCGATGGCCCAGCCCCACAGATTCTTGCGGCCGGCGAGCCAGATGCCGAGGATGCCGGTCGCCGCCAGGGCGATTGACCACCAGACGGGGACCATCACTCGCCCGGCCGCTGGTCGCGCACGTAGACCATGCTCGACACGCCGGACAGGCCGAGCCAGCCCCAGAACAGCCACCACGACCACGCCACCCACTCGGGCCCGTACAGGCTGGCGAAGAACCACGCGATCGCGACGAGCATGATCCACGGGATCAGGCACCACGGGCAGTGCAGCAGCTTGTTCCACGACGACTCGTGCGTCGCGTCGTCCCACTTGATTCGCAGCCACACGGCAGGCGGGAACGCGTCGTAGATGATGACGCGCGCGAGGCGGTACACGCCCAGCACGGCGACGAGCACGGCGGCGATGATGGTCAGCGGTTCCATGGAAGACGACTCCTCGGGTCGGTTCGGTTGGGAAGGCGGCCCTTCGGCTTCGCCCACGATGCGGGGCCACCGCCGAGCTTCGCGAGCTCGGTGATCGCCCAGACGAGCGCGTCGACGGCGTTCGGCGAGTCGCCGGTCCCCGGCACCCACGTCGTCATTTCCTTCTCGGCGTCGGCGAGGCCCTTGATGTGATGGACCCGCTTCTGCTCGTACAGGCCCACGACCGGCTCGGCGCGCAGCTGCTTCGAGCGCGTCGCCGTGGTCTCGAGTACGCGCACGGTCTCGCCGGACTCCTCGGTGGCGTGGCGCATGACGTCGGTGACCATGTCGGCGCCGAAGTTGCGCTCCACGACGACGGCGTCCGCCTGCCACTTCACGTAGAGCGAGATGATCTTCGCCGACCACTGCGCCGGGGTGAACCGGCCGGACGCGTCCTCGAGCACCCAGTAGTGGTTGCCCTTCCGCGCGCACACGATGATGCCGGTCTTGTCGGAGCGGCGGTTCGCGGTGCCCGCCGGGTCGACGCCGATGACGATGCGGTCCCAGCCGGACAGCGGCACCGTCTCGTAGTCGAACATCTCGAGGTTCCACAGCGCGCCCTCGACGTCGTCGATGATCTCGCCGTAGAGCTCCTGGCGCCCCTTCCGGGTGCCCTCGTACTCCCGTCGCATGTCGGCGACAGACTCCGGGTCGAGGTTCGACTCGTTCTCGAACGTCGCCCCGCGGGTGATGAACGTCGTCGGCAACGCCATCTGCTCGCGCAGCCATTCCAGCGGCAGCGGCGTCGACGTCGCGAGGGTTTTCGTGCCGCCGGGCATCCCGGGCAGGCGGAGGCCGAACTTGTAGTTGGACCAGCACTCGGCGAGCAGCGGCATGTGCGCCGGCTCGTCCCACCAGCCGGCGCCGTGCTGTGGACCACGGAGCGAGTCGGGCTCCTCCGCCGAGTAGCCGTAGACGATGTGCCCGTTGGCGAAGTGGAACTCCTTCTTCGACGGGAACCACTCGTAGCCGATCTGCGCGGCCTCGCACACCTTGATGAGCCCCGAGTCGCCCTCGACCATGGTGCCTCGGACGTCGACACCACGCCTGCCGATCATCGCGGAGCGCTCAACGCGCTCGGATACCTTCCGGGTCCAGTTCGCGCCAACCCGCGTCTTGCCCCAGCCTCGGCCGGAGATGACCAGCCACAGACGCCACATGAGCGAGTTCGGTGGCGGCCACTGCTTCGCGCGCGCATGCTTGTACGGGAAGCCCTCGTGCGGCTCGCCGTCGCAGCCGACGTACTCGAGCTCGCCGAGGAAATTCTTGCGGAGCCGCGGCGGCCGATCGCAGTACCAGAGCTCGATCTTCGAGTCCTGGCGGCGCTTCATCTCCTGGACGAAGCGCTCCTTGGCCTTGTCGTCCCAGTTCGCGGTCTCCGCGAGGATCTCGTCGGCGGACAGGCTAGTCATCGGCGTAGCGCTTCTCCATGCCGGTGATCCGCCACTTCCCGAAGCCGTGGCCGGCGGGCCGGAACGGCGCCTGCCCCATGTTGCGGCCGAACGCGGTGAAGCCGGGCTCGTCGCGGTTCACCTCGCCCCAACGGCCTTCCTCGTCGAGGTCGTGCAGCGCCACCGCGACCGCGGCACGCCGGATGAACGCCGCCGGTGACATGCCGCGCTTCTTCGCGGCACGGCGGATGAGCGTGTTCGAGGGCTGGTCGAGTCGCAGCCCGGTCGTGATGATCTTCGGCACCGTGTCCTGCACGGCGTCCATGATGAGCTCACGCCAGTCCGTCGATGGCTTCCGGGGCATCATCCACCTCCTCCGCGTCGACGATGTCCTCGTCGAGCTCGCCCTCTTCGGGGTCTTCGATGATCTCCGCGGTGAGCTCGAAGATGTCGCCCTCGTGCGCCTCGGAGACGCCGGATGCCTCGAGCATCTTCCGCACCGTCTCGTCGAACTCGGCCGCCTGGGGCGAGTAGATCACGTGCCGGGTCGGCGCGTTCAGGCCATCGAGGACGTTGATGCGCTCGACGAGCCAGCCCGCCTGACGCTGCGCGGGGAAGAATCCCTCGTCGGTCGAGTCGGTGGCGATCGGGAACACCGCGGCGAGCAGGCCCTCAAGCCGGGCGCGCGCGAGTTGCCGCTGCGTCTGCCACGCGGCAGGCCCGTC